AGCAGACTGTCAGATTCATTGTGAAACACTATCGTTTCATTCTCGTTATCGATTGTGAATTGCGCCGTCTCTAATACATCTCGAACACAAGCGGCTAAAGTTCCTGCAACGTTTGCAGCGTTAGCAATGTCTGATTGATATAACATGTTATCTATCCTCTTTGTCGGTCGGTATTGACCATGTAGTAATTCTAGGACGAATCAATACTGATTGTCTAATACTGTTTTGTTATAAGCTTATAACCGTTTAGAATCTGTTTAGCGCCAAGCAAGTATCATGCCAAGTATCTGGATGTGTAGCCTATGACGACATGTAGTGAAACGCTACAGGTGGCTGTAGGGTACTACTTAGACACTCACACTCAACTGTATTGATTCTCATTAGCATCTGATAATGATTCTCATTCGTGCCTGCATAGGCTAATAATAACGCTAATGAGAATGATTCGTGTTACGATTCAGGCACGGGGGAGGGCTGGACAGACTTGACATCATAAGAGAACCTGCTCAGACTCAAAAAAGAGCTAAATTGAATTGCATAATGCAACGCAGAAAGCTAGACAGAATAAGGATCTAAACAGAATCTGGAGTGCGCCGCTAAGGGACAATACAGATCTGTGTAGTATTTACATTATTAAAGAAAAGACTTGACATTTGCTTAAAAGTATGCTATAATATACTGTATAGATAAGTGATTAACTAAAGAGAAACTTGATCGCGCCGCTAATGCTTGACAACATATAGGAACTTGACCACATAAAAGCATTAAGGATAAACATATATAAATATAACTTTAATGCCTATATGCAGTCATGGGCTAATATGCAGTCATGGAACGGCGAAGTTTCTATATAGTTCTTATACGAGGATGTTATAGTGTCAGAAGAACCCGGTAGTAGTCGTGGTCGTCCCAAAAAGTCAGAAGTAGAGGCTGTTAAGAAAGGAAACAGGCGGGGTGTTGGGCGTCCGAAGGGCGACGCTGGCATAATGAATGAGTATAAGGCCCGGATGTTAGCCTCACCGAAGTCCAGAAAGGTCTTAGATGCTATCTTTTCTGCGGCTTTAGACGACGATCACAAAAATCAAGCAGCGGCGTGGAAGCTGGTGATGGACAGAGTTGCACCAACTGCGCTATTTGAAAAAGAAGTCATTAAAGAAGGTGGAAGAAGCGCCATTCAGATTAACATTACAGGCGTTGGAGCTACCGAAGTGTCATCAGGTGACGTTATTGACGGAGATTCCGGTGAAGTACTTTAAGATTGAAGAGTTTGACTGTCAAGAGACAGGAGAAAACGAAATGCTGCCAGAGTTCCTGCACGTTTTAGACGATCTGAGGGACTTGTGCGGCTTTCCGTTTGTTATCACCAGCGGATACCGCAGCCCTAAGCACTCAATAGAGGCCGCTAAAACAACTCCGGGTACGCATGCGCAAGGCATCGCAGTTGACATTAAGGTATCTTCTGGAGAACAGAAGTACACCATCGTCAGACACGCAATGGCACTTGGATTTAGTGGTGTTGGTGTGGCTGATACGTTTGTACATGTAGACTATCGTCCAACTAAACACGTTATGTGGACATACTAATATGTTATATACGAAAAATGTAAACTTAACAGACACTTCTACGCAAACGCTTGTAACTATTCCTAGTGGCTACGTTGCCCACTGGACAATGGCGTTTATTTCTAATCTGCACAACTCTACTAACAGCATCACTTTGTTTATTGATAAGACGCCTGACCCTGACGTTTACATATTTAATGGAACTAACGTACAGTCTAAAGAATACTTGCTTATTGACGGAAACGCAGTGTTTGTGTTACAGCCCGGAGACGTCATAAAGGCATCAACAAGCGGATCAGGAAACATGGAAGTCGTTGTTACCTTCGACTTGCTAGAAGCCCCTGCAACTTTTGTGAACTTTAACGGCGTATGACTGACCTTAACGTAGAACTGCTCCCTTGGCAAACCAAGGTATTTGAGGACCCTACGAGATTCAAGGTAGTCGCTGCTGGCCGACGTACAGGGAAGTCTAGGTTAGCTGCGTGGATGCTAATCATCAATGCCCTACAGTCAGACAGGGGCCATGTATTCTACGTAGCACCTACGCAGGGACAAGCTAGGGATATTATGTGGCAAACCCTGCTTGAGTTAGGACACGATGTCATCACAGGGTCCCACATTAACAACCTACAACTTAAGTTAGTCAACGGAGCCACGATTACCCTTAAGGGTGCAGATAGACCAGAGACTATGCGTGGTGTAAGCCTAAAGTTCCTAGTGATGGACGAGTACGCAGATATGAAGCCTGACGTATGGGAGCAGGTCCTGCGTCCTGCGCTGGCTGACCAGAAGGGACACGCGATGTTCATAGGGACACCTATGGGTCGTAATCACTTCTATGAACTCTATAAGTATGCGGAGATGGGTGATGATGAGACGTACTCAGGGTGGCACTTCACAAGCTACGATAACCCACTACTCGACCCTGATGAAATTAACGTCGCGAAGAAATCAATGTCTTCTTACGCCTTTCGTCAGGAGTTCATGGCCTCCTTTGAGGCAGTTGGCTCAGAGATGTTTAAGGAAGATTGGATACACTACGGAGAAGCCCCTGAAGAAGGTGACTACTACATAGCCATTGACCTCGCAGGCTTTGAGGAAGTAGGCAAGAAGAGGACGAAGAGTTCTAAGTTAGATGAGACTGCAATTTCCGTAGTCAAGGTTGGAGACAACGGCGACTGGTACATTGATAACATAATTTACGGAAGGTGGACATTAGACGAAACGGCTGCTAAGATATTCCAAGCAGTCAGAGATTACCAGCCAGTGTCCGTAGGTATCGAAAGGGGTATAGCAAAGCAGGCTGTTATGTCACCCCTAATGGACCTCCAAAGGAAGTACGGTAAGTATTTTAGGGTAGAAGAGTTAACGCACGGGAACAAGAAGAAGACCGATAGGGTCATGTGGGCTTTACAGGGTAGATTTGAGAACGGCATCATAAGTTTAAATAAGGGCGAGTGGAACGCAAGATTCCTCGACCAGCTATTCCAATTCCCCGACCCGCTAACACATGACGACTTGGTTGACTCCTTGGCATACATAGATCAATTATCTGTGGTGCCTTACGGAATACATGAGTTCGTAGAAGACGAGCTTGAAATCTTAGACATTGTAGCGGGATATTAATATGAAAGATGACTTTTACAGCCCTGATCCACTCTTAGTCCAAGAGTCTTTGGAAGAGTGGGTAATGACGAAGTGCGAAGACTGGCGCGACAACTACCAGTCTAACTACGAAGAAAAGTTTGACGAGTACTACAGACTGTGGCGCGGCATCTGGGATCCAGCAGACACTGAGCGCAAGTCAGAACGCTCACGAATAATCAGTCCTGCCTTGCAGCAAGCTGTAGAGTCTAACGTTGCTGAAATGGAAGAGGCTACGTTTGGTCGTGGTAAGTGGTTTGACATTTCAGACGACATGAACGACAAAGAATCTCAGGACGTTCTTTACCTACGCAACAAACTTACCGAAGACTTTGAAAACACCAAAGTGCGTAAGGCCGTTGCTGAATGTCTGATCAACGCAGCCGTGTTTGGTACTGGCGTTGGCGAGATCATCATTGAAGAGATCAAAGAGATGGCTCCAGCTACCCAACCGATTATGGATGGACAGCTTCAAGCAGTAGGTGTCAACATTACAGATCGTGTGGTTGTCAAGCTCAAGCCTGTTATGCCACAGAACTTCCTAATTGATCCTGTAGCAACGTCCATTGAGGACGCTATGGGCGTCGCTGTGGACGAGTTTGTTGGGAGCCACCACGTAGAGCAGCTTCAAGAGAACGGCGTTTACAGGGACGTATACGTAGGCACAGCGGCTTCTGACACTGATCTTGAGCCTGACCAAGACATTACAGTCTACAGTGACGACAAAGTTCGACTAACAAAGTACTATGGACTGGTTCCTAAGCACATGTTAGAAGAAGCAACCGACGAAAAGATTGAAGGTGATGCAGGATATGTAGAGGCTGTTGTTGTTATCGCTAACGGCGGTACGCTTTTAAAGGCTGAAGCGAACCCCTACATGATGCAAGACAGGCCCGTAGTGGCGTTTCCGTGGGATGTAGTGCCTTCAATGTTCTGGGGCCGTGGTGTTTGCGAGAAGGGATATAACAGCCAGAAAGCCTTGGATACTGAACTACGCGCGCGTATTGACGCTTTAGCGTTGACAATTCACCCAATGTTAGCTATTGATGCTACTAGGTTTCCACGAGGAGCCAAGCCTGAGATACGTCCCGGCAAAACAATTCTAACCAATGGAGATCCGCGTGAAGTATTACAACCGTTTAACTTCGGACAGGTCGGTCAAATTACGTTTGCCCAAGCAGCAAGCCTTCAGCAGATG